ATTTTGGGCATAACCTCATATATAGACTCAGACAAATCTGACATAATTTGTTCGTAGCATAATGTAACATCAAAAAATTGCTGGCAATTATTCCAAATTTCTTGACTGGCTTTAAGAGATTTAATAAAATGCAACAATTTTGAATTAGAAAAGTTTAAATTTGCCGGCAACAACAGATCAACGTTTTTTTCTTTTTGCCAACGACCAATGTGATAAGCTACAGCAAAACTCAAAACCTGGGCTGCAAAATCTTGTCTATATAACCCAATCACAAAAGATTGATTAAACAGCCTATCCCAATGTTCTTCTGGTGGCATATGGTTTGGCATAATTTTTATTATGCTTTGTTGATCTGGATCATACACTGCTGGTCTCGATGATGGGTTAAAATGAAAAACTTCTCCTAAAAAAGGAAGGCCGGTGATTTGACTCAGTCTATCACAAAAGGCCGTACTGCCAGTGCGGTAATTGGCTATTACTACTATGCTCCAGTTGCTGGGTATTTCAAACTCATAGTTAGTAAGCGTTATCTTAAAGTCTTTCATTTGATATATTGATCGATAAATTGGTGGAACTGCTTGGGTAGTGCTCTAGGAACCAGGTGCCGCATTTCAGTATACAACTCTTGGTTGTATTTACATACATTATAACACTCTCGGTAAAAACTTGCAAGGTCTTGTTGACACAAATCCTCAACTACCTGGGCTACACGTTCGATTCGATCTTGGCTGTTGTCAATCAGATCAAATGATTCATCAATGACATGTCCAAATGTTTGAAATCCTAGATTATGCAGGTCTCGATAAAATCCTCGATTAGCTACCGCTATAAACGGATGCCCTACTGCAACGGGTTTCCAAATCTTTTCTGTCCTAAAACTGTATGGGTAGTTAAATACCGTTTCGGTCACTAGACTAAAGTAGGTATCTCTATAGGCCGCTCCATCTACTACAGCATCACCCCAGGTGTTGTTGAACAGATTAAATTTGACAGTGCCGGCCGTGGGCAAATGATCTATATTGTTTCTAAATGCAGGTGTTTCGTATTCTTTAGGCAAAAAGTGTAGGTCAATTGGCTGTTCCATACGGTCTACGCCCATGTGCTCAAATTGCAATTTGATCATGTTCATGTTGTTGAAGTTTTGCCAGCGTGACTGCGGCAAATTTTTGACCAACACTAGATCTGTGTCAAGATTTGTCCATAAGGCTTGATCCAACAGTTTGTTTGCGTGAAATCTTTCTAATAGATATTTTCTATGACTACGCATACGCCCATTTAAAAATAAAAACTTGTAGGGTTTGTCTGTAATGGCAAAATACTCGTCTATGCGACTGCCGGTCTCAACATTTTCATCAAAGTCAAATATCTTAGGTAAAAAATATTCGTAACTCATGTAAGGCCACTTGGCAGGATCCATATCGCCGCCGCCAATCAGCAAGATTTTACCTTCTTCTATGAGATTGATCAGACCTTTGACAAAACACCAAGTGACCAAGGTTTCACTGCCTTCTGCAGCGTTGTCTAGGATCACGGTCACCTGACCTGTGCGGGCCAGCTCTTGTATTTCATAATTATATCGGTTGACCTGCTCTCTGCACATGATATACACAGCGCCGGGCACTATTTCATGTTGTCGAAGATCCCAGAATTCGCCATCAGCCCAGGGCAATAGTTCTCTGTAAACTTCGCTATGTGTGTCTAATACAAGTTTATGATTTCCGATCATTTATAATTTTTCTTTAAAATACTCAACAGTTTCAAGTAGTCCTTGATCTATGTCAACTGTTGGTTGCCAATTCAATAAGGTTTTGGCCAATGTAATGTCGGGTCTGCGTTGCTTAGGGTCATCTGCAACAGCCGGTAAATGTATTACGTTGCTTGATGATCCTGTCAATGAGATTATTTTTTTAGCCATATCAACCATGGTGTATTCACTAGGGTTACCGATGTTGACTGGACCAGTTTTGTTTGAATTCATTAATGCTATGAGTCCTCTGACAGTATCAGACACAAAACAAAAACTACGAGTTTGCATTCCTTCACCGTAAACAGTTAAATCCTGATTGGTTAGTGCTTGTATAATAAAATTACTAATTACTCGCCCATCGTTTAAAGATAAATTTGGTCCAAATGTATTGAATATTCTAGCAATTTTAATATCAACATTGTGTTCTTTGTGATAGTTTATAAAAAGACTTTCGGCGCAGCGTTTACCTTCGTCATAACAACTGCGGATCCCCAACGGATTTACATTGCCCCAATAACTTTCTGGTTGCGGTGACACCAATGGATCTCCATACACTTCAGAGGTACTGGTTTGTAGTATGCGAGCTCCGGTTTGATGTGCCAATTTCAACATGTTAATTGCACCTATCACACAGGTTTGTATTGTGTCAACTGGATCTTTTTGGTACCAGTCTGGGCTTGCTGGGCAGGCCAAATTGTAAATTTGATCTACTGCAAGAGATATAGGTTCCTTCACATCGTGTTTAATGAAATTAAACTCAGGATGGTCTTGAAGTGTTTTAATATTGTCAAGACTGCTTGATAACAAGTTGTCTAAACAGTAAACAGTATGGCCCATTGACAATAATTCACAACACAAATGGCTTCCAATAAACCCGCTACCCCCAGTGACCAGTATTTTCATTGTTGACTCCAATAGCGGCATTCTTCCCACCAAGCACTCATCTCTGGAAATGTTTTTAAAAAATCCGTGCCGTGTCGACGATCTGCTTCGCTAAAGAATCTATAAAAATCTGCTTTGTTTTGTTGAATATATGCAGGATCTAGTTTTTGCCCATCACGCATCCAGGCAATATCACGATCAAGACGGGCAATTTCATAATCTTTAAATCCTTGGAATCTTGTCTCTTTGGTTTCAATATTTTTCATCATAAATGCCCAGACTATTTCAAGTTGCTCTACATAACTTTCAGGCAACAATTGTAGGCTTTGCCAAGTGGGTTGACGTAACACAGGAGTATCAAACCATATGCGTTGATACGTTTTGCTGTATATTTTTCTAAGTCCCAATATGCCACTAAACAATTTGCCTAGTCCTGTTACACTGAGATTATTCATAGTAACAATAAAAGTGATACTGTTACGTCCAGGAATTTCTGTTAGGAATTGGTTTACACGATCCCACAACAGATTGAAATCTAATCCATGTCTGATGTATTCGGCCTGTTCCATCCACGAGTCTAGGCTAACAAACTGCATAAAGTGTTCGATCCGTTCGCCTTCACACAGTTCTTTGACATAGCCTTTATACTTTTGCCATGACTTTTCATCCACACTAAAGTTACTGGTCACATTCAAATGTAAGTCAGATTTGGGGTTGGCCAACACATAGTCAAACACACGATAGGTATTCTTGTCCAGCATGGGTTCACCGCCGGTCATACGAAAGTGTTCCAGTTCTGGGTATAAGGTAGGCCACCATTCCCAAAATGCATCTACATAGGGATTTGCTTCACGACTAGGTATAGGACGGTTGCGACCAACAAAATGGCTACTATCGTTGTGGATAGTGCTAGTAGGATATCCTCCCCATTTGTCGACTTCTGCTTGCCAAGCACTACTAAACTGCGGACTACAGTAGGAACAAGCCAGATTACAAGCATGATTAAAATTAACTTCCACATAACTAGGAACAACATCATCTTCATCTCCATTTGAGTTTACTACAACATTAAAGTCTTTGGCGGCCCAGGGCTCACCAGAACGATAATGACGATCACTTAACTTGTTGTTGTCTTCCATGGTCCAGCAATAGCTACATTCCGTAGGGCGTTCTTGCTTGAGCATGATCTTGCGCTGTTCTTTTTTATACGGAGTATTGTGTAGCGCACTGGGGTTATTTTTTAATAGTTCTGCTGGGATAGCGTGTAATGGCGGATGATAGCACGAGTTGTTTAGTCCTGTGGGCAAGTGTAAACTCACTTGTTTCCATTTGGCCAAGCAAAGCGCAGGACCAAGATTGTCCTTCATAAACTCTGCGTCACCTAGGAACTTTGATTTAAAGTCTGTTACAACTTCATCACCTTTATTTTGCAAAGTTTACCAGCCTTCTTGTTGTCTAATTACATCAATCTCACGAGTCATAACACCTTGGTTATGCCAGTTGCTACGATAGTGTTGTTTAAAGAATGCACTTTCGTTTTCTTGCATCATGTTGATCGGCAAATCCAGTTGTGTAACTAGGTCTTCGGCCACACGACCAGCCAACAGTTCTGGGTCAGAGTCTTTTACTGTGTCCCATAACTTTTCTAATTCAGCAAAATCTTGCACCGCACGGTGATCCCAGGTAGGTGTGATCATGGTCATATAGGTGCCCATACGGCTACCGGCAATGGCCCAGATTCCGTGTTCAACATCACGTCCAACATTGTGCCATATGGTCAAGTGATCAAGGTTACGTTGATGCACACGATCACGAAATTCAGACACAGTGGGTCTGGTTCCGCGATTCAAACACATCTTGACTCCTTCACGGAATCCAGCTCGCCATGCATGAAATGCTGACCCGTTAGGATAAGTTGTTGAATAGCAATCATACATAGGCCAATACAACGGATCAAAACAAAACTCCACCTCGGTTTCAACGGAACCATTTGTGGCTTCGTGTGTTTTCATGTTGTTTACAAAGGCACGAGTCCAGCTACTCAATCCACCGTTGCCATACATCAAGCCGTTGATGTGATTGCGGGCTCGCCAACGAAACACAGCCGTTTCCCATTCGCCATCAGGAAATGTCATTGTAAGGTTAAAGAATTTTGCATCCGGCATGTTGTCGCCATCAATTAAGATGAAGCGTTCAGTGTCACTGGCAGCAGCAGCGGCCTTGTGTGCGGCATCCGAACCTTTGACACCGTCTACTCGTTTGGCCCAAGGGATCATGTTGCGGATTCGAACCCAAAATTCTTCTTTCTCGGGTTCATCGTAGGTCAAGTAAATGCAGTCTAAATCTGCTATATCAATTTGTTTCATCTTCTAGTTCCTGTTTTTTTAAATGCCATTTGGTATGAGGTTGATCCGCAGCTACAACTATGCAAACATTGTCAACAGCACAGGGAACACCTGTGGATCCTGGCACTATTTTTTTAGCAAAGATTGTTTTGTATACTACTATTTTGCCGTTAACTACTCTAATGTGTTTGGGACCATTGTGATATGTTTCTTGATCTACAACTATATAATTACCAGGCAACTGTTCCATACTGTAAAATAACGGAAACCCTTCGTCGTCATGGTATAATCTATACTCTGGAGTACCGTGTATTGCTGGTTGTTGAGCATGGACTATTTCCCAAAACTCTTCAGGCGTCATTTCACTCATCCACACCCTTTTGATTGTTGCGTTTTTCTTGAATAGTTAACTTATCCTTGTGTGTCTTACGAGGGTTCCCGCATACATAGCATTCTGGATTACCACAATCCATGGCATGATGCTTGGCCAGTCTGTGTGGTTCTGCCACAATGGGATCGTTTTTTGTAAGTCCGTGTGCTTTGGCTATGTTGACTTGCTTTTTGATGTGGGTTTCATCATCATGTAACCGCTTGCTGTGTTTGATTTTATCTTCGTCTTTGCTCATATTTCACCTTATAGTAAACAACAATTTTATCTATCAATTCTTTTATGTAAGCATCTTTTTCTGCAAGTCTATGTATGTGTCCCCACATCGATTGCTTTCGTATTTGATCAATTAGGTCAGAACTCATGCTCGCCAATCTTTAACATGATAATGAACGAATCCTTGTTGTGCTACTGTATGTATTCTAAGTCCTGGCGTGGTGTTTTCCCAAACTAGTTCTTCAGTCCAGTTATTGGTCAGCGTTGGAATGATTCCTTGTTTCATGTGTGTAATCTGTGGACCCAGTCCAGGCGGCAAGGTAACTGTTTCCACACCCATAATTGCCGCGGCCATGGCATATACCACATCGGTTGTGGCCACTTCGTCTGGAAATTTAAGCATGGTTTTATATTGGTCCCAATTTTCAAATATTGTTCTTACCAGCTCAAAAAATTCTTTAGCGGCAAGACTTAATCTCCAATATGTAACAGCATTATACACGTCAGGTAACGAATTTTCATCAAACAGTCTGCGATAAGTTCTGTTGTTGCTGGATTTGTTAAACAGATCTTTACAACCTTGACTAATGACTACATCTCGATTTTCAAACAAGGTCCACCAATGGTCAATGGGTGTTGCGGCATACATGTCAGCTTCTAATTTAATAGTTTGTCTATAAGGACTGGCAGCAAAGCATTGCCAATCATTGGCAAAGCCGCCAAGATCACCATACGGCAACGGAACAACATGATCAAACACTGGATCATCACAGCGTCGAACTGTTATTACAGAGATGTTAGCGTCTGGATGCCACTGTCTAATTGATCTGGCAAGTTGTTGAGCACAGGCCAGATAGTCTACTGTGTCTGTGTCAATGGCCGGTATAAGATAACCGCGTTCAGCAAGGATTGGCAACTATTGCTCCTAGTGCTTGTTTACCCATGGCATGGAAATCTTGTGTCAGCAACATCCATTTTGGTTTAGAGTCAGTTGATTCATATTCTATTTTGTATGTATTAGAGTCAAGCTGTGTCAATTTGGTTTCTGGAGTAACCGAAGCCAACTGCCACGGTATTGACGGAGTGCTCAGTGTATGCCCATCTACTACGTTCATAGCTATGCTCAAGGCATAGTCGTTGCGGAAAGTATGCTCACTGACTTGATATAGTTGTCGGTAATGTAGCCAGTTGTCGCGAATCATTTGCATGGTATTAAAAATTAATTCTGCTCGTTTACTACGACGAAAACACATAATAGTTGCCCAACTCATTGGCATTCGATAAGTGCCAAACCAGTTGTTGTCCTGAAATGCTGGATATCCAGCAACATCGTAGGCCCAGCGGTGTGCAAGAAAATCTTGATCAATATCAAACAACTGTTTTAATTGGTTGGACGCTACTACAAAATCAACATCTAATACTAGAGTATGGTCCCACGGCGTCAACTCGTATGCATTGGATCGATTTTTATTGTGCCATGCGCCGACACCTTTGTAATCTTTAAAATATCTAGTTTGGTCTGTAGGCGGTAAGTCTACACGCACCACTTGATCAAATTGATAGGTAACTGGTATGTCTGCATCAGTAACCACACAGACCGGTAAATCTAAATGCCTACGTATGTTTCTAGCCGACCACGCGGCCATGGCCAAATAATCAATTTGCTCGTTGTTAAATGCGAATAACAAAATGCCCTGTGTCATCTGTTCTTGTTTAGTTCTTCGTATTCTACTAGCCAGGCATTCATTTGCTCTTGCCAACGTGTCATGGCCAGTCCGCGTAGTTCCTCTGGATTAATTCGAACAGGTGTTTCGTATAAATCTAACACCACTGCATCACCTGGTGGTACGGTAGCCAATAGCACCAATAGTTCTGGACCGGCACGCCACATACCTCCGCCATAGGCAAAGGTCATTTTGGCCAGGTATTTTTCTTTTAAAACAATTTTGTTTCGGTGATGATCAAAACGGGTGCGGCTGTGGGAGATAAGTTCGTTGGTATCCATAGATTTATTATACTACAAAAAACGGGTAAGGTAAAGGGGCCTAAGCCCCTTTTGGTAAGACTGAATTGTTGATTAATACGTTGGACCACTGGCTGTGCTGGCCACAGTGGGTGTGCCCCAGGTATTGGTCAAATAGGTTGATTCTGGTGGGAAGTATGTGACCACCGTGGTTGGAGCAGTTCCAAAAGAAATACCTGTTGTAGCTGTTCCGCCTGAAATGGTACGGCTTGATCCTGAAGTTGCGCGAGCTGCCGAGAACCAAGTAGTAGTCAACGTCAACACAGTCGACGATGTTGCAGTTGCGTTAACTTGAACATAGTCACCGGTGTAGGTATATCCAGTGTCAAACTGTTTGTAAATGGTAGTTGGTGATGCGGTCAATTGGTTCCAACCAGTACCAGTGGCCAATGTGGTTGGTGTGCCTGATCCGCCAACAACTTTGGTACCCAAATATGTAACGCCGGCAATAACCTTACTTGAAGCATCGCTGGTAAAATATACTGTGCCGCATACCGAGCCAATAAAATTGTTCCAGTCTGGATCAGCATCTTTACCGGTGCTGCTCTTACTAAATTGGATCTTCATATAACCACCGCCGCCCCAGAAGTTGGTGGCTGCAGTAGCGTTAGGGAATGTAACGGTGTCAGTGAATGTGAGTGTCCATGGAGTATTGGTATGCCCAGTTTGTGCTGTAATACTAGCAGTGCCAGTCCAACCTGTGTATTGTGAGCCGCTGGCATAAGCATAATAACGATTGTTGTAGCATGAAGTAATATCTGTGCCCAGATTACTTAAAATAGCAATGGTATTACCAGCACTAGGACTGGTACGGCTTGTAAGAGCAGTGTTTTGATGGTTGCCAAGACTGGTCAATGTGTTGTTTAATGAGGCCCACTGTGTAGCTGTCACTGTGGCGCCTGCGGATACAGTTGCCAATGCTGTTTGCCCATAGGTGCTATTCCATGTAGCATTGATGTTGCCGCCTGTTGTTGTGCTAACAAACCCGTTGTAGTCTGTTGCTTGTATTAGTCCACCTACTGAATAAGTCATTTTATTTTATTTCCCTTTGTATTAGTTGATCAATTTCAACGCAAGTATGTTTCATATTTGCTGGGTGATTTTAATCCTGCTTCTGTATTTATTTAATTGTTACAATAGCTTCAACTACACCTTCGCTATTGTCCATTTTGTCTTTGAGCGCACGACCAATTACGTTAAATGCAGTAGCTTCTCCGGCCTTGGCTGATCGAGCCAATCCATTGCCTGCACTTACTAATCTATCGCCTTTACGCACTTGGCCAATGGTTCTAACCGGAACTCGTCCAGTCATCGCAACCGGAGGATGAGTGTTGTCGTTGCCTGCACCGCTATTCATTAAATATGCAGCTTTCGTACTTATGACGCCAAACACATTTTCACTCAGATCTGCGGTAACTTGAGTAATTTCAGCTGACCCACCTAGTTCAACCACTGTGCCTGCTGTTAGTTCTGCATCGGCCGCAAAACGTTCTGCAACGTCAGCGTAGTTAGCATTGATTTGATTGCCCGAAATAGCACCAGTGCTACCGTTGATTGTCATCACCGTGGTTGGCGTTCCGGCAACATTGGCACCAAACCTAATGTTACCATTGGTATCATTGTTAACAATGCTTATGTCTGATCCTGATACCGAAATAGCAAGATCGCCATTGGCTCCTAGTGCCAAACCTTGATTGCTGGTTGTGGTTATTTTACCAGTGGTAGTTGCAGCAGCGTCAGAGCGCATGAAACTGGTAGCTGGTAAAGCGTTGGGTCCTAGCGTATCAGCATTGGTGATCGAGCCTTGGAATACATAGGCCGCACTGGCTGTGCTGAGTTGTAGGCCAGGTTTAATAGTAGCAAAACCAGCAATAGCAGGACTAGGAGTAAATGCTGTAGTATCCTTACTCATAATACCCAATAAAACGCCGCCTACATAAAGTTGTAGGATAGTGTGTGCAACAGCACTGTTATCTGTTACCGTGGCTGGAATAGCACCAGTGGTGCCTTGTGCGTTGGTAAACGCTGGACCAACCAAGATCCAAGTTGTGCCAGAATAAACATTTAATTGTTGGTTTGTGGTATCATACCACAAGTCGCCTTGAACATTCGAAGTAGGTGCGGTGGCACTGGATGTTGCTGAGCTGATTGTTTTCCAAGTTGTGCCATTCCACACACTCATTATTTTGATTGAAGAATTCCACCACAACTGTCCAACCAGTGGTGTTGATGGTGCTGTTCCGTTGGAACTGTTTTCTAATAGATGGACAAAATTGTCATCTAAATATATACCATAACCGGCATAGTTTTTGCCCGGCAAAGCCATGCTACAAGCGGTAGTATTAAGGGTACCATCTGCAATGGTGGTTAATACTGATCCATTTGTTAAGTTAATTGTGTATGACATTCTTGTTCACTCCGTCCTATTCTTATTTATGCGACCTTAATATACTCATATTTATGCGGCACTCAGGTTAGTAAGCGTCTGTATACGTAAGGTATATTCAATTTGAATCTGACGATTTAAACTCTTTTGCACTGGATGAAAAATCACATGAGTAATCAGCATTAAATCAGTTGCGCTTCCTGCCCAACTTTTGAGTCCTAGCTCATCAAATACATATTCACCGTTAAAATTGGTAGAATTGTCAAAGGCCTGCTGTCCGGCGGGTTCGCCGTAATCTAACAAACAGGTCACTAAAATATCTGTATAGGGCATGCCAGTGGTGTGAATTACTGTCATGTAATTGTTTGCTGGGTCCACATCTGCTGCACTGTTATCGTCAACAACTTTGGCATAAGTTTCGTTGTATAAGTCTGCATTTTGACCAGTTATATTGGGTGGCAAATATGTAATAACGCCAGTTGGGTCTACACTTGATCCACCATTGCCAAACGCCATTTCGTAAATCCAGCCGCCGCCTTGGGCGCCGGTGCGGTTGCTCAGGGTTTGGGCCATGGCAATACTGATATTCTCATAATGAATTGCGTTCTTTTTATCTACAAGAATCTCGCCTGAGTTAGGGTCAGTTATCTTGACAAAACCTTCAATTTTGGCCAGGCCTGGTTGAATCATGCTCGTTTCTCCACAAATGTCTCTTTGGTTTTAGGATCAAATATTTTTACAAAACCCTCGACTGAAATGGCACTGGTTTCGTTGGGGCGCTTGGGCTTGGCGGCTGCAGGCTTGTGCTGTGTGGGTTGTTGGGCATTTTTTTCCATGTATATTATTTACCTTGAATTATTGACCCTGTAAAAACCTTGCACAAATAGTGTTGGTTTCACTGAGTGGTAAGTCAGGTGTGTCTAGATTGTACCAAGTATGGGCACGTTTGACCAAGATAGCTACTTCTGCGCCGGCAGGTGGTGCTGTATCAAATTCCACAGTTACAGGATTATTAGCAGTGATACTGTAGTCTGTGTCTGGTATTCTTGCGCCGCCTACATATACCTCAACAGATTCATCACGTGTGGCGCTGGGTTCTTGACTGATATCAATGTCCGCAGTAAATTCTGTAGTAACACCATCGCCCAAGTTTACACCAGATACCAACGGATTAGTTATGTTAGACACTATGTAATTTTGACAAGTTTCTGGCATTAGATTCTGACGTCCCATGTTGTAGACATAGGTGCCCAATTCATGAGTTGAAATTGCTGTTCCAGCTGTGCCACGTAACAGTCCACTAACTGTGTTAGCCTCTGTGTCTCTATTGCGATACAAGATACGCTCGCCGTTGATTGTGAGTATTCCCCAAATGTTTGCGGCACCGTCAGTTACTTCCCAATATTCAGTGTCGGTTGGCAAATTGCCAGTGGTAAATGCAATGGCCTGATAAAAATTATCGCCATATATGACCACTTCACCAATGTTATATGAAATATTGTTGTTGTATGACGTGGCAAAATTTGGATCACCTAGTGCTGATGCATTTTCTACATAGATTACATCATCGGCAATGCCAACCGGCTGAGTCAATGTGGTAGTTGTGCTGGGTGTGATTCTATAGGTTGCCTGAACTTGACGCATGTCTTGGAATATGCGGAATGCAATTGGATTTGGCACCACTCTGTTAGCGGCCAGTGTAACTACCAACACGTCAGTTGACTCCAATATTGCGCCTGAAATGATTATATTTGTACCACTTAATGTATAGTCAAGTCCGTTGAACAGCCAGTATCCATTGACTGTCACTAGCAAGCGTTCTGGGTTGGCAATTTCCCGTCTTAGATCAAATGTGTTGTTGTTATCTACTCCAGGTCCAACAAACACTTCAGTCAACAGGTTTTGTTCGGAGGTATCGTTCCAAGATATTATATCAATGCTGTCGCCTTCTGATGGTACACTACCAGGCAAGAAAGTCAAGGCATTGTTATAAACTCGATATACACTATCAGTTGCTACTGACAACAATATTTTAGCACCGTCAACTGGAGCGGTAGTAAATGTAACAGTTCTATAGTCTGACATGCTATCCCATGCGTCAACTACATAGTCAGTGCCTTGCACCAATTTGGAATTATCAACATATACAAACACATCATTGTCTGACATATCTACTGGATCATATCCATATCCATTAGGTAGCTGGTATGTAACTGTGGCATCATCGCCTACAAATTCACTGCCTTGTGGTGGGTTAATTCGTTGTCCATTGACCAGCACCACAAGATTAACTGGGTTTGTGCCTTGCATACTGTTGGTCAAATCGATGGTGTCGGTTCCAGTTGCTGTAAAGGTTTGATCCAGCGGCAAACTCCAACTGTGAGTTGTGCCTGTGACTGCATATCCAAGCACAGCCAAATTGATGCGATTGGTAATGTCGTATGTTGTGTCAAAAGTTACAGTAGTTGATCCAGCACTGCTGGTAATAGTATAGTCGGTTCCTTCAAATAACTGATTTTCACCGTTGAAAATCAATATTTCATAAACAATAGCAGCTCCTGATATCAATGTCCAACCAACTAGATTAACCGGAAGGTTTCCAACGTTAGGACTTGTTGTAGATTGATAAAAGTCGCCGCCATAGGTAACCACATCGCCCCAGGTGTATGTTGTGGAAATATTGTAAGCACTTGGCACTGCAAATGGCACAGTTATTTCGTCAAGCACATCCTGATTATAGGTGTTAAGGTAAAGTTGGTTGCCGCCGCCAACGCCGGTCACATACACATCTATAATGTCACCAGCAGTTTCGGTCAGTCCGACTGTGACTGTGTAGTCGGTCCAGTTGTATTCTTCTGCCAATATTGACAGGCCCAGTGTGGCATTAAACACCACAACTACAAATGGGTAGTCTAGCAGTCCATCAAAACTCAACACAGGATTTTCTGGATCATACACATATCTACGTGATGCTGCAGGGAATCCATGTCCAAGTCCAGTGTTGTCAAAACCAGGAGCAGTGTATACACGGAAATCCAAAGTGTCAAACTCACTACCTGGAACCAGTTCTTCTGGTGCATAACTGCTGAATACATCTATGTATCCGCCACCGTTAACGTTGATGTCAGCTGGTCTAGTTCCCAAGAACAAGTCGTCAAACGAACTGGAATAGTTGGCGTCCAACAACGCAGGATCATAGGTTGGGAAACCTTCTGGGCTAATACTAATATTGTCAAACGGATTGACATCATAATTACCTACATCAAATCCAGTGTTGTATGAAAAGCTCAATGCCTGCACTTGAACTCCTGGGTAGTTTAATCCATCTATTAGCAATGGCAAGCTACGACCTGGTTGGTCAACTGTTGGCAAATAAAAACCTTGTGTTCGGTTAATACCACTTAGTGTGCTGGCCGGAACTCTATCCCATTCTTCAATGATAAATGGATAATAGAAACTTGTGGGTTCTAGATTGATTGACTGTAATAATGCACGACTAATTGTTACAATATTGTCAACCTCGTTAATTTCAGTAACTGTGGTGTCTGCTGGAATTGCAAGACCAGTTACTATCATACCTGTGGTCAACCCGGTAACCGATGTCACAGTCAATGTGTATTCTCCGGCGGTTCCGATTGAATCCGGCACAATTGGTGTGTTGGTCACTGTGTCAATCGCTTGCCAAACAGTGTCTGCAAATCGAACTTGTGTGTCGGAAGGATAAGTGGCTACCAAATAACTCCAATCAGTAATGGTACTCTTGTATTCATAACGGTCATATTTGATAGTCATGTTAAATTCGCGCACCAACGGATTGCCCATGTCGGCTCGTGCTTGTGCGCCTGTGCCCGTATCACTTACAAATGTTATCACTGGAGTTGTAGTATAACCAGAACCATCGTTGACAACATTGACTGCTATCACTTGCAACTGAGAATTAATGACCGCTACCGCGGTAGCCGGAGTTCCAACATAGGTCAATGTAGCTGTTCCAACCAGTTGGCTACCTGTGGTAAAATCAGGTGGAACATCTGCAGAAGTTCCGGCCACTGTAACTGAATATAAATTGGATCCGTAGAATACCTGCTGGCCTATTGTGTATGCTGTATCAGCTGTCCACTCGGTTCCAACAATAACTTCTGGCTCTGTTGCATATCCAGATCCGGTTGCAGTAACACTGACTGATATCAAACTCAACAAATAGTTATTGTACCATTCTTGCCAAGGCGTTGTTGCCCAAATTTCTGCATTGGCTGGTGTGTCTGCAATGTCGCTGGCGCGGCCAGTTCCTGTTGCAGTGCTCTTAGTATAGGGCAATAAAATTGGACTGACAAACTGTGGTATTTCTAATGCGGTATCATAATACGACGGATTGTCAAAGTCAGTGGCAAATCCTGGATAGTCATCTTGTCCTTTGTAAACTAGATTAAACTGCTTGACTTGCACGTGATATGGTTTGACTTCCTGCAGATAGTCAGATACAAAATCTTGATTGTCTCGACGATAAGTTTGGAACGGCAACAATGATCTAATGTCGTGGCGCACATTGATAAGACTGGTTTTCATCAGCCAATCTGGTGCTTGTTCTTCGGTCAATATAAATTTGAACATGAGAATCAACAGTTGATTCTTGAAAATAGCTAGATCATTTATGAACAATTCCGTGTTGATTGCTTGTATAATATTGCGTGTTTCAATCACTGGTTCTTGATCATAGTATTGAGCATCAAACACTTCGGCATCAAATCCATAACGGCCTGCAGCATAATCCCATAAGGTATTATCAAAAGCAATAGTGCCATCTTGTAATCCAACACGATCCCAACCAACGTTGGTTTTAACATAAATTTCCCATTTGTTTTGTGCGTTGGCTATAACTTTGACACTGCTGCCTACAGCTACATTAAGTGTCACAAGGCTAGAATAATTTGGAACTTGTGTAACTGGCACTATCGAAGAATTGTAACCCAATTGATACCAGTCAACATGATTCCAATAATTTTTTGTATTGAAATTTTGAATTCTAACCAACTGCGGCACTCTAGGAGCCGCAGGCGCATTAGACGCCAATACAACTTCGTAAATGGTCCAGGCGCCGTTGTAAGTGCTGTCTGATAGAATTAGATATTTGTATCCCAACGGAACTTGATAGAAATTTTGATAACTTAATTGTTCAATGTTATCCAACACTTTATTGTATTCTTCGCTGCCGGCAGCTGGAACGGGTTCGCTAGAATTTAGCAATATAAATCTACGTTGTTCGACAATAGGCAAATATTTTAGTATTTCGTTAGTACGAGTTAGATAGTTTTCTAACGCCATCAAACGGTCAACAAACATGCTCTGACGCGGACTAAATGCCACTCCGTACTGTTCAGGAGGACTCAAAAACGGATCTGGGACTTGAGCACCATTTTGATTGTATCCGCAGAAACTGTCTTGTAACTTTTGATAAAGGTTATCAGCAAGGAAACTTGTTGGATTTCCATCAGCAATCAGTTGAAACTCAGTATGAATATTTGCGTCAGACAATTCTTGTGAAAAATCCACGTGTAGTATTGTGTCAAAGGCTGAAAGATACTGCGCCCCATTGTAAATTGCTACAGTGCTGGCATCAAGTGCGGCAATATAAGGTATGCCACTACTGCGTGGTTCTTCAATGTATCTGGCAATGCCAGTAGTGCTGAGAGTTTTGCCTTCATTAACAGCAATAGTTGTAATTCCAGAAACCCAGAAATAGTAAACCGTTTCGAATGTGCCTGTTGCGTTTAAGTGAGCTCTCACTGAATAACTAGTAGTGCTCAATGGCGTTCCTTCACCAGTGTAACTGACCGGAGGTGTTGAGCTGGCAACCCATTGATAGACGTCTACTGTGCTGGATGGAAATAACTGTCCCCAGCGACGGCTAGCATACACAATGTCATCTTGATTTGGGTCAATAAATCTGGCATTTGTTGTGTCCCACCAAATTTCCCCCACACGCTCTGATCCCCAGAAGTTACCGATGTTATTGATTGGACCTGTATTATACTGTGCTGGATTTACTGGGCCAATAAAATTAATATTTTGTCTGGCCGCTCCTAATATTTTGCCCTGCAACGGGTCAATAAAATCAAAGAAATAAGTTTCTTGACTTTGTAATTTGTTATACATGTATACGCTGTTTAACAACGCAACATCAACTACCGGTTGTTGTTGTCGCAATACTTTCCATGCAGGCAGTCGATCTAGGTTAACAAATTGTCCAACTCGTCCATAATTGTCGGCGCCGGTTGGGCTTCCTACCAATAGTTTACCAGTGGTATAATTAACTGCGGTGCCCCATTGGTCTACAGGATCTGTTAAACGATCGTATACTTGCTGACCAAACACAAAGTTTCCAGGATTTGTAACCGAGTCGGTGGCACTAGGCAAGTAATCAAATGTATATACTACACCACTTTCCAAAACTTCTTCAAAGAATGTCGTACTACGGTCATCAAAATACGTAGTGCCGTTGTCAAAAAATACAGCTTCGTACAAGTCACCACGTGGTGCACCAACTACTAATGTTAATGCTGTGGTATCGATGTTTACAGCAGAACCAAAGTTTGCACCAGCAGTAGGATTTGGACTAGTTATAGTTTGAGTGTAGGAGTACGAGTCAAACCCAAGGTCATCAAACGCTGTACCACTTATGCCAGGCCATACTGTCAATCTGTTGTATGCGTCAGCGGCCTCAACGTTGACTATGTTAATAGTCAACAATCCATTGGCCACAGAGGCTGTGACATTAGGCATGGCGGCTGCAACAATGGCTTGTGCTAAACCAGTAACTGTGTTGTTTGGACTACTAGGAACTGCCACTGGCATGTTGTTAATACGTATAGTATTGCCAGCAGTTAACGAAGGGTTAGCATTGGTAGATGTTATTGTTCCGTATACACGGGCCTGATTAACATTTCGTTGCACCGAACCGGCGGCCAATAACACTGTTCCGTCCACAGGAGCACCTGTATAGATGCTACAGTTATTTGGGCAAACATCGACTGCGGCACCAAATGCAGATTCATCATAAGGTGTGTCTGGCACTATCTTTTGGACTTGAGTAAAGATGTTACTTTCAATCTCTAACACATCGCCTACATTTAATGTAACGTCTAATACCACGTTGCCGCCGGTTACTGTGAATTGCCCATTGATATATTGAGCAGTGTTGGTCAAGTATGTGTTGTTTAAAACTACTGCAACCGGATCTTGGTAACCACCTGGCAGAGCATAAGTCAGTTGAGAAGTGTTGCTTATGATATAACGTGTTACGCTACGATCAAACACATACACGGCTCCAGAATTTACTCCTGCGTCTGATTCGTCGGCGCTGGCACCAATGACGATTTGGCGACCGTCAGTTGTGGTATGAATGCTAGAACCAAATTTTGAGTTAGCAGGACCTTCAATAGCGTCCATTGGTTGCCAATAAGTTCCGGATATTACTTTAATTGCGCTATCGACACCCGGAGCGGTTGTAAATGTTATTGGGCTATCACCTGCGGTGGAGAATGTATAATCAATGTTAGGAACTTGTATCACATCATCAACATACACAACAAAACTATAGATATTATCGGCTGTGTATAGATATGGCCCTAGGTCAAACATAGTTTCAGAACCGTCACCAATGTAATCTTGTTCAACTTTACGAGTTACTATTAATTTTTCGCCCGCTACTGGAATTCCGGCCAAATTAATCACAGTACCGCCTACAGTATAATCAACGCCAATGGTTAAAAGTTCATTGTTCAATACCACTGCCAACTGTAATTCGTTATCAAATTCAATTATGCCACCCACGTTATAAACTTGATAAACGCCCGGAGTAACAAACTGCACTGTTTGTCTAGGTATAGTTACACGCCCATAAGGATAAACTTTATTTTGTCCCGGAGCCGACACATACATCCATTGCTCGTCTTGACTTATTGCAACGCTGTAACCAAATTCAGCATTGGTATAATCACCATCAGGTGATATTAATAATTGACGTTCTTCAAATGTTGTGCTACCAGTGGCACGATAAATTGCAATTGCATAGCCTTGATTATTTCTACTTGCGCTGGCGCCAGCTATGGCCCAATTTTGATATCCTATCTGTATTGCATTACCATAGCCAAGTGTGTTGGCGGCATTTAATGTTAGTATAGAATTTTCAGAATAGTTGTCGTTGACATCTTTGACATAGGTATAGATTGTGCCAGTGCCATCGTCGCCACCTGCTGGAGCTCCTATCATAGCAACAATATTTTGATACCCTTGTGTAATAGAACTACCGTATCTTGACCCGACCACAGGAACCGTTGGTGTTATGGCTCCGGCATCAATGAAAGGATCAGTTTTTTCTAGCACTTCCCAAAGCCCAGAACCGTTGTTGTCAACCCAAACCTTAGCACCCGGTATCAACGAATTGGTATAAGGAAGATTTAACACATCACTGGCCTGACTCACACGCATGGTCTGTAGGCTAAATGCTAGGCCAACACCAGTTACAGGATTTGTTATAGTTAATACTATAGCAACTGATGTTAATCCAGGCAAGGCTATTACACGATATACTCCGTCGACTGTGGCGTCAAAGAATCTAATTATAAGTATGTCACCTACTACCAATCCAGGTGGGCGAGTAAATGTTACAATTGTAGTGCCATTGAGATTGGGTGTAGCTGAGCTAATATAACCTGGTACTTCGGTGCATCTGTAAACGTTCCAATCGTAGGCATTGCTCTTTGCCGCCCACACAGTAGTTCCAATTCCAATGGTGTTTAATACTCCTGTGTCTAGTCCAAGCTGACCGTCAAGGTCAAATACTGTTATGTCTACGTCTTGTAAATTTACATAGCCTGCACTGGGCAGTGCAGAATCTGCAACGGACATAACAGCAGTTGGAAAAATATCTGGGCTAGTTACGTTATAACTTTCTCTCCACAGGTCTTGATACAATATAGACTGATCAGCTACACTAGTTTCTTGAGGCGCAACAATTTGCACTGTTCCAGGATTTGCTGTTAACAATGCTTCGTTGAGTCGCATTTCAACAAATTGACGATTGGCATTGGCACCGTATATGCCACGCTGGATCCCCCAGTTTTCATATATTTGATACTGTGCAGTTTCTTTGTTGAGATTAGTATTGGTCAACAAGCGCACACTGTTGAGTGTACCTTTGTCTTGAATTAACTGTTGATAAAGATTAACTTGACTTATGCTTCCCAGATTCAAGTCAACCATATACTGACGTGGTCTGAATCCAATTAATCCAAAAGCAAATAAATCTTGCTCAAGTTGTAGATTAGATTGGTTAACATCGTAACTGTTGGCCAATTGGTTGGCCAACATTGGAATATTTTGTAACAGGCCGCTTTGTATTCGAGTGTAATTACTTTGTGACCAAAGAGCTTGATTCCATTGTGTTGAAGGTTGAACAATGTCAAGTGCTTGCCAATAATTATTTTTGTAAATGACAATTTCACCTTTGGTGTATTTCTGCAAAGGTTGCCATTCTTTTACTGTTTGTGTATTGTTGTTTATAAATCCTTGTGCGTCTAACTGTCCGTTCCATTCGGCAGCAACTGTCGCTATAACTGTGACACGACTTTGTCTTGCACCTGTAGCTGGATCATATAGTAGGTCGCCAAACACACTGACATTGTCTAAAATAACCAGACTTTCGTAATTGGTTTGTCGTAGGGCAATATAACTTATAGTTTGTTCGTTTAAACTGGTTACTTTAAATGTGTTCTCGTAACGATCTATTACCAACTGAGCTGATGGAATTGTAGTTCTATTTTGATCTAGAATTAAATTTTCTGGAGTCTGTGTAACAATTGAATCAATCACTGCTTCAGGAGTAACCAATGTTAATTCTTGAGCTGTGGGATTCAGACTGATTACACTGCCGGTCATCCAGCCTTGGTTGGCCCAATACAGGTATTCCTGGACCATTTGATTCCAGTCCAAAGTTTTACCGTTCTCTCTGGCATCGAACACCAAGCCTTGACTTTCTAACAAAGCTCCATAGCTCAACAAGAAATCAGCCACAACAGTTTGATTAGTAAACACATATCCGTATGGTACCTGCACAATATCCTGAGTGTAGGTCGTTGGCACAGTGACCTTGGTGCCGCCAGCTGTGATAACTCGTGTTGGTCCTCCGGTACGGCTGGCCAATATTTCAAAATATGGATTGGTCAAACTATAGCCAGTGACTGACCAGCCGCCATCAACCACCTGAACAACAACTGCACTATACAAAGTTTGATTAAATGGTTGATTTTTGTATACCAATAAGTTATAACTGTTGTCCGGTATCAATAGACTACTGTTTGTGCTGTCTGGACTGGCAGTTTCTGCAATAATTTCAAGATACTGTTTGTCTGTAAACGTGCCCATTCTGTAACACAGTCTCACATCAAGCAAAGACAAGTCTGTTGCTAATTTGTCTGTTGAGTTGACTCCTAATTGACGATTGTAGTCAACAATCCAGTCAATGTAGCTGGCTTTACTAACACCGTTGCCGTATATTTCCACACCGTTGGCATCTAGTCTATAACGCTGGTTGTATAAGAATTGCTCAAGATCTGCATTGTATTTGTAAAGATCTCTATCGGCAAATAAACTAAAGAATTTGGCCGGGCGTGTAAGTGCTAGCAATCGCATAACCGCAAATGGGAACGATGAGCTGGTGCGCCAACTGTATTCAACTGGCCCTTCGTCGCCAAACACCCAACTCTTTTGCCATTGGCTGGAGTCATATAATCCTACTACACTGAAGAATGGACTCAATAACTGACCTTCGCTATCCACAGGAATTACTTGGTCTAATCCTGGACGAGCATATTTGGGTAGGTAATACGTGCCGGCAGGATCTGCCACTCGGCCCAGTGATAGGTCATCCCACAACACCAAGTTACCAGAGGTATATGGAGCAGGACCATACACTTCAGTCCACCATGCAGGTTCTTGGCTGAATCCCAGCATTTCCCATGGTGTGCTCTGTGGAGTTGGCGTGTCATAAAAATATTGATAAATGCCGCGCCATGCACCAACTGGTAGAGGTGATTCACTATCTGTAGTTGATCCAGTGAGTCTATTGCCAGCTGCACTGTAGTTCCATGTGAACTGATTTGAGGCGTTATAAGTTTGTTCAGAATAGGTCAGTTTATTCCAACCTACCCAACTTAAAAAGCTGGTTGCTAATATTTCGTTAATTTCAGACAGACTATACCCAGTTGATCTAAACTGCCCAGGTGTAACATCAGTCAGTGTCAATGGCACTTCTGATTTGATTTTTAAGTTGTTAAAAATTCTAGTTTCAAACTCTAATAACAACTGATCTCTAAAATCTCCAAAGGCCAAAGTAAGGCTTCCATCATGCCCTTGAATCACCCAAGCCGGGTTAACATAGGTTGTGTCGTAATATATCTTAGGCTGGAACGCAGGATACAATCCTAACTTGGTAGGAGTATTAGGAACAAACGTTCCATAAGTTGTAGCATACTCTTGAATAACAATTACATCGCCTGCCGACAGCGGTACAGTTATAGTCAATGTAGGAGCATCGGTGCTGACAACGTAATCGTAACCAAATTGTAAAAGAACGTCATTTACATACACCAATACGCTTTGATAGTTTGAACTAGTAAAGTTGTAAGTGTTATTGAGATTAAATGTTGGCGTTGATATCTGCGAATACGTTGTTGTTGTGGTAGTATACACTGGATTGGCTGGCAACATATCTGTCCAATAGAACGGATTTGTTTGTGTGCGCCCTGCTACCAACTGTGTAACAACAGCAGTCAACATGTCTGGAATTGTATAATTTGTATAATCTGTGGTTACTACTGCGTTCAACAATTGTGCTTTATATTGTTCATATTCTCTACTGCTATAAGCCAACGAATCAAAAATATTATATTGTTTTGATCGCAGGAAATAACCAGCCAGGGTCATTGGCGCACTGTTTTGTATAATGTTAGTGCCGTAAGGAATAATATTGCCCAGGTCTCGAGTATTATTGTTACCGTTGATTGGGCCAACCAATCCTAATAGATTTTCACAGATTGATTCGTAGTGGGTTCTGGCAGTGCCCACAGTGAAGTATGGACTATTAACGTTGAGCGGATTGTTTTCAAGGTTAATAGGAACTTGATAGAACGCTACCTTACTGGCTTGATCACTTAGCACAAGAACTTCAACAATATCACCCAATGCAAATGCTGTGCCATTGTTGTAGGTTGCATCCGTCCAGGTTATTGTTGTGCTGTTGGCTGTAGTTGCTACTGAATATTTGTAAGATTCTTGGAATTCACTGCTTACATACAATTGAACGTTTGGAATCACAGTGTCAGGTAATGCGGCCACATCAAGTTGCAACGGACGTCCATCGTAGCTAAACTGAAATTGTTGTCTTGCGCGGCTTGGAACCACGGCTGTTTGCCATCCTAACTCGCGCTGGTAGGTGACTCGATCTTGGTACTGTCGAACAAAACCCAAACTGATATTTTCAGTATACCCTACGCTGTCGATAGTGTAATTAAAAGTGTCGGTATACAAGTTATTGTCAAACACTATGTCGCCAATGTTTGACAAACTCAAATACTTGATAGCAAATCCTAATACAGGATCTTTGCTATTGTTGGACAGAGCATAAGAAAATAATTTAGATCCGCGGAAATCGCTACTAGGATATACCACAGGATCAGAAAAACTCACACCATTGGCATCGTATACATCAAACAGCGGAGCTTGATTAGCTGAAGTTTTTTGTTGACTGCGTATCCATGCAACTCCGTCAAACCAAAAACTTACGCCTTGCAGTGTAATTCCGCTGAGACACACTACTGTATTATCAATCACTACATCAGAATCTGATGCTGGTACTAAATTAATCACCGGTTCAGCTATCAATGGAGGCACAGTGTCGGGTGTGATAAATTCTACCACATAAATTTTATCACGCACATCTGGATCAAGGTCAGCAGCAAATACAACACGACTACCATTTATTAAATTATAGCCATCAATACCATAACCGGTTGATCCGTTAACTGTGCTGAATGCATCTGTATTCGAAAGGTCAATGATATCTATAGGTTGTTTACCTTTGGTGCCAAAGTCAATTAATCGAGTACCACCTCGAAATTCTAATATGGGCCGGCGAGCTCGTAGTGCATTGTCTATAACCAGTATGGCGTTGTTATAAGTTGCAGTTTGTTCAATTACACTGATATGGAACCAACGGTTACTTCGTGTCCACGGGTTCAAGTCTGGACTGGATCGATTGATGGTCAAGTAGTCTGGCTGTCCCGGTTGATTCAAGCTGGCATCATAGTTGCCAAAATCATAGAGGGTGCTGTCGTATGGCACTGAACTACTTTGTGTGTAGGTTTCGGGTGTTACATAATCAGTAACTGACAACAACTGTATAGCTGTTCCTACACCTTCAACATAATAGCTATTGCCTTGATAGGTAGCAGGAACAACTGATCCAATGAATTGAACTTTAAGCCCATTGGTAAACACTACTCCGTTTGGACTGGTATATGTTTTCTTGCCAAGTATATCGGCAATGTCCAATGATTTAGAGGCGCTTTGATCAATGACATTTATTTCTCCAAAGATGCCAGGATCGATACCGTCTTGATAGTATAGTCTATCTCTTATTGCGGCCAATAAAGGAATTTGTTGGAAAGCGCCATCTTCATCTTTGTACCAGCTGGTATTGGCGTATACAGCGCCAAATTGAATGTTGAATTTATACAGGTCTGGTATATCATATATGCTGGTCAACTGCATATACTGACCGCCCCCGGGAGCAGTTACATACTGTATTTGCCAAACACTGCGCTGAATTGCTACTTCTGCGATTGGTGTAGTCTGATCAAATGGTAAACTGTCAAACGAGCCTGGGCCTGCTAACACCGGATCTTCGGGCGGCGCTGTTCTAACCAATGGATCAAATTGTGATTTAACTAACCAGCCGCCAGCTGAAGGATCTGGATTGGGTTCTGTAAATACAATTGTGCGACCTTGTAAATTTGTAATGCCGTCAATGCCGTTGGGGTATTCGGCTAAAAATTGATCAACAAACACATTGTTAAGTTGATCAAACTGCAAATCAGTTATAAGATTTACTTTTCCACCATTGGTATCAATATAAGGAAGACTATAGTAAAAATCCTGTGCATTTTTTTGTGGAACATCAAAAGTTATTGTACCAAGATCAATACCGTTGTTGGTTACACCATTGACTGGGCCTAATCGACTGCTAATGTTAGGCGTGGCAGGTATGCGACCGTTTACTCCAGGGTCTGTTTGAATCCAAAAATTAGGACCAGTACCAGGTTCTGCATCTATAATTGTAAACACGCCTTGCATGTTCATCTGTGTAGGGTTATTGTAGTATAGGGTATCTGGAGCATTTTGCGGCACAACAAAAGTTATTGTTCCTGTGGCAGCGCCATTGTTGGTAACACCTTCGGTGAACAAATTGTTAATGCCCAATGTTTGTTGTGTTTTAATATAAAAAGGCAATGCTGGTGTAGATACCAAGGTAAATGTATAGGTATTACCACGCACCAAGGTCAAAGTAGGATTGTTTACATAGTCAATTACCCAAGCACTGGTACCTTGATTTGATACACGAAAATTAACACTGTTTGCTTCGTTCTGTGCTACTTGGAATGTATAACTCCCGCCACGCACCAAGGTCAAAGTAGGATTCTCTCCAGTTTCTCCTGTGAATGTATAAGCGCCATTGGCTCTGGTAACTACAAAATTGTCAGTGAGCGGCTTTGCTCCAGTGAACACATCCACTGCATTTGGTCCTCCGGGTAACCAGTAATATTGTGCGTAATTGACATACTTGTCAAAATCTACAAACGGATCCCAGGCATAGTATTCGCTGGTATAAAGTTGATCGGCATTCTGAGTAATAGCCCCTTGCAGGTTTAACGCATCTGTTATGCCAGGATATGTTATAGCATCGACGACTTTCTTACTATCAATTGGATCAATTTGAACTACACCCGGTTCAAGTTGATAGTTGGTTCTAGTTGCTGTTGGTTCTGTAACATAGTAATCTCCTGGAATCACTCCAGGACCAACTCTGCGTCCTACAAATCCTTGTATTTTTTTCAGTTGAGGTTCTTGAATCAACTGATCCAAAGTTGCAGACAATACTTGTCTATTGGTAGAGGTCTGAAAGATTTCTGGTAAGAAATCTACTGATCTAACGCGAGCCATTAAATTACTCCACTGCCCGGAGCAGTTCGTATATTCGTACTAGTTAAGGCAGTAATTACTTCGACATTTTGCACAGTGGCTCCGTTTACAAATATCTGATTAGGGGCACAACGAATTTCGTATAGGCTTCCAAAATACTTATTTTGATTGAGAGGAACCAAAACTACGCTACTGACGATTCCGGCCAACTTGTCATGCAAGAAGCCCGACAGTTCTGAGAAGTAAAAAGTGTCGCCAAAGTCCCACAGATCCAGACTAAAATATTGATTAAGATATTGCACTACTAAATTTTGAATTTCGCTGGTGCTGGCCACACTCTGCGCAGCGCGAATAACTTTAATAGTTGCTTGAAGTTCTGGCAGGGCTTTGGCACCAAACAAGGGTTGGAATTCAACACTGTTCATGATCATAGTATCAGACAACATTTTGTAATTGTTCAATCCAGCATAGGCCGTGTTTAGATAATCAAGAGTTGGCGGTTGAGGCTCTAGAACTGTTCCTGTTGTATCCTGAACATAATTTGTATAGGCTACGTAGTATTCATTGGTAACCACATATACATCAATGATGTTGGTAGTACCAGGATCAATTCTGTTGGTCAATGGACTATTGTGTCTGTATTGGAAAAACAAATTCTGACGGCCAGTCTGAGCAATGTATTCATCAGTTGCTACCAACGAACGAACACCTGTTGCGACATCGGCCACCAACACATAAAATACTTGATCGGTATAGGTATAAAACACTTGACCTGGAGTATATTCGGCCATGACTACTAAAACATCATTTTCCGTGGCATACTGACTGTTGACTATGCCTGAATCAATTAATACATATCTTTGCAGATTGTCAAAATCTACAATACGTTTTAAAAATACCCATGGGCTAGAGGCCGATGCTGGATCAGGTACGGGTCCAATAATTTCAGAGAAGAAGTCTGGATTGTCTGGTACGCCGTCGTTGTTTCTGTCAGAGAAAGAAACCAACACTTGATAATCATCTACCAAGCCATCGATTTGTATAGGTTGTCCTACAATTTTGGTTATAATGTCCGACCCCAGTGGTGCAGCCGACGTGGGTTGACTATTGGTTTTCAATACATTTATAAAGTCGCTGATGGTTGTTCCAGTTCTGCTGTCATATACCAGCTGATCTCCGCTGAAGAAAAATCTGGTTTGTATTACACTTCCAAAGTAATAATCGAGAGCACGGAAACTCACAGTGTAGAATCCGCTGTTGAACACAAATTCAACAAACCAACTTGCATCTAATCCTGCACCGGCTGTATTGCCGGCATAGGCCTGGCTCCAAGGCGCATCAACATTTAGATTTGTTGTGGTTATTAGATACCATGTGCCAGCAGTAAAATTTGTAACTGCAAGAGTTCCTAAGCTGTCGTAACCTAGACCAAAATTTCTTTTTAGAGCAATTTGTTCAGCCATACTGGTTTGTAAACTATTGGGTATTTCTTTAACAAAAATAGGTATGACTTGAACGGCTACTGCACCGGTGGGTATATAGTCGTTTAACACAACAGGACCAAGACCACTAGGAAGATTACCTTGTCCTTGATTGGTTCCATCAAGGTATATTTCCAAAGGACTAGACCAAATGGTAAGTTTTTCATCTGCTAAGGTTGGCGTACCGACTTTTAATCGATTGTTGGCGTCAAAGTAATAACCAGCCGGTGCAACAAATTTTACAAGACTGCCCACAGTGATATATCTGGCATTGGATGATGTGGTACCGTTGATTGGCACCGGGTTTCCTAGACTGTTTACAAAATAACCAGTGCTACTGCCAGCTTGACTTGTGCTAAGATGCCAGCTTATAGACAACGATGTTAATTCTGCTCTTGGGTATTTGGCATAATAAAACTGTTGTGCTTGGCTTTTGGCCAACAAAGGTTGCACTTCGTTTAAAATAACGCTATTGGTTTCATTGCTGGTCTGTGTGATGAATTGAAAAGTTGGCAAGCTGTAATTTTGATACAAGGCGCCGTCACTGCTGAAAGTGTTGGTGCTGGAATATTTTCCAGTGTTGTCTACTAGATCAAGATAACGACTGACTCCAATACTTGAACGATTCAGTGCTTTACTTTTTAAAATTGAATTGTAGGCTGTGTGCGGAAAGTTGTTGTAATCTTCGCCGTTGACCATACGATTCTGTGTGTAGTATCTAGCAGGCGCATTATTTTTAATCTGTGCAAGGGTTTCACGAGGTTGTGCATTTGATACTGGTGTAGTAATACCGCAGGTAAATGTCAACGTTTGTAATTGTCCAGTGCGACTCACATAGCTGATAGGTATAGCTATACTTTGCATTTCTTGTGGATTAATAATATATTGCAATCCATTTGATGCACGGACATAGTTACGGAATGTTCCTACTGGAATATCACTGAACACTCCATCACCAAATGTCAAAGTTATTTGATCGTTGGTTCTGCTGGTCACACTAAACAAGGGACGACTGCCAGGAGCTGTTTGCTCAGCTGCTGCACCATAAACACTGGGCACATAGGTCCATTCAGTGGCAATACTACCCACGTTGTCTAATTGATATAACCAAACATCGGTATTGTTGACGCCTTCAATATTGATATCTACAGAGCGGTTGCTTACACGGTCAGCCAAATTAAAATCTTGATTTTGTAGTGTACCTTGCTTGAACAAGAAAAAGTATCCAGTGTTGGCGCTGGCAAATCCCAATTGATCATTGCGGAATAATATGTTGAATCGTCCACTAGGTTTAGGGCTAGGCTCATATACATAATTCTGCCCAATGATTGTAGAAGTAACTGCTTCAAATGGCATATTAATGCCGTCAACTGTGGCTGTATATGGTACCACTGGCAAATAGCCCGGCACAAGATTAATACTATACTCTGCGGTGTCAACACCAAGAATTGTTGCTCGTGCTCCAGGAACGCCTACTCGTTGTGCGTCAATTAATGCAGCATTTATAATTGCCGTGAATTGTTCTTGCCACGAAAAGTTTGTAGGGTCTGCCCAGTTGACTGTTACGTTGGCCAAGTCAATGCCGTTGATGTCTGTCACATCTTCTGTGGTAGATACTGAAAATACTTTGAGATAGCCCGATGCTTCTATATTGCGTTTGGGAGTATAGCTGACCAAATTGGCCAGTCTGACCACACTGTCTCTACGCTCGGCGCTGTCAATATAGTTTTCACGTGTGTTTAAATCGGTACGGAATGCCAAACTTTGACCCATAAAGGCCATAACGTCTAACAACGCAATAAATTCTGAACTTTCAATATAGTCATTGAACGTTTCTGGGTAGTATAAGCGCAGATAATCTACAAAACTTTTGCGTAAGGTTTCAAAATCGTAACTTTGAAAGTCAGCCTCTTGGTACGTTTGGTAGATTCTTTTCCAATCTTCAACGCCAAAAATTACTGTTTGTCTTGTAGTAGATGCCATAATGATCCTGTGTTCTTGTATTTATGGAAATCAAAAACGGCTCAGTTAAACATAACTAGCGCGGCGTTGTTGTTGATTAAAAAATATACTCAATTGTTGTGCAGTGGTGTTGGGAACTATGGCCAATTGCACCTGTATTAGTATTCCGTTTTCCTGTGGGAAAACCTGGACTTCTGATATCTGTATACGTGGATCAAGTCCAGCGACCCGTTGAATTTCATTTTCTATAGCAGTGACCAACGCAGGTGATTGATTTTCAAATAAATTATCCCACAATGTGGTGCCAAACTGTGGACGTCCTGGCAGTTGCCCTTGTCTAATGTTTAGGCCATTTAACAAGTCACGTTTGACCAAAGCTTCATCTAATAATGTAAACTTTTTATACTGATCTTGAGTGTTAAATCCAATAAAGGTTGGCATAGTCTAGTATTTAACCCTGTCTTGATCCGCGTGAAAAACGGAAAGTACCATCATCATTGTTGCTCGGCGGAATAGGTATAATCACATTTCCAACCGTGGCTATCAGCTCGGCTGCTTTGACTGATGCCGCAATATCAGCTTCTATAGCCGCAACGTTGGCATATTCCAGTGTGGGTATTTTGGGATTGTCAATGGTATATGCAACAGCCTCGTCGATTTGCGTTCTAATTACTGTGTTGTTGGAGATTGCAGCCGCAGGTGCCAACATTAATTCAGCACCATAGGTATCAACAAAATCTATAGCATAAATTCCTTGTCGACCAGCAATTTCTATAGCCGACGATAAAGTAGAATCTGCTGTGCCTTGAATATAGTCAACTACTGCGTCAACTCCGTATCTAACTGCGGGTTGTAGGAAAGCGGCAATATACCTGGCAGCTTCGTTGCCAGTGATTACTTCGTAATCAATCAGTCCTTGATATGCTCCATCATATAATGCCACCTGAACTTGTCCTTGTAGTATGGGTGAGTCTAAATAGTCGGCTAGACTATTGATACTGTATGATCCGGTCCAAGCTGCTGGAGAGTTTAGCACAGCAAAAGTCATAGCAGGATCCATTATAAGATTCAAAGCCGCGGGTTTTAACAGGCCAACCAGGACCAAGTTGGCCGGAGTTTGTCCGTATAGCCCTATTCCTCTAGTGGATATTTCGTCACCGGCATATACCGCTTCTCCGTTGCTGGCAATATACCAGTCGGGTAATAATTCTCCAACTGCATCTGTGGATGGATAGGTGGCTGCTGTTCTAGCCTGAGCGATAAGTGCTGTGACTTGTCCTGTGGTTAATATAGTTGTCATGTTGTGGTCGCTGGTACGGTTGCTGTTGCTGAAGTTGTTTCAAGGAATCCTGCTTTAGTAACAGGTGCTGTTACTGGCCTTGCTGCCATTCTGTTGAACGAAATTTGAGCCAATTCAAGATTGCTTCCCACTTTAGGAACAACAACATTGCTGGTAGAGGTAGCCGAGGCAACTGCTGTTGCCGCTGGATCATTCAAGTTGGTAGTAACATCGACTCCACTGTTGTGTCCTTTGAATGGTTCATGTGTAGGAGCTCTGGTAACAATAGTTGACAATGTTCCGGGTTCAGATGTCCAACCTTTGTTGGCCACCCATCTGGTATCGGCCAGTTTAAATCCAGTCATTGACTTGACTGGAGTAACTGCTGCGGCAGATCCACCATTCAAGTTGATAACTGATGCTTTGAAATTTAAACTTCCTCCGCCGTTCCAACTACCGGTTTTACTTTGCAAGGCCAATGCACCATCACTTCGTATGCCAACTTTGGTTTGTCCATACATGGATATTGCTTGGGTAGTTGTCATAGTAATGCCCATGACACCTTCCAATTTGAGTTGTGTGTTGGCTTTGGCTTTGATACTTCCGCCGGCATACATGTTGATATCTTTGTCGGCGTGTAGATTTAACGTGCCTTGTGTTCTTACGTTAACTGAATTGGTACTGTAAAGATCTATGGTTCCATTTTGTCCCAGTTCAATCCAGCTCTGGCCGTTGGCATGGCAAATATAAAAACAATTGCCATCATCACTCATGGTTATCTGATGGCCTTTGGCCGTACGTATACGCACCAGGGTATCTTTGCCCGATAGGTCACCATCATCCATGACCAAGGTGTGGCCGCCCATGCGACCAATTACCACTATGTCTTGCGGTTTAACTGCACCTGTTTCCAACTGTTTCTTAATGGTTTCTGGTTTTAAGCCGCCTTGATATACCGGCTTTCCTGGAGTGCTGATTCCATAAACTGAACTGGGGCTTTCTCGTTGACTACTGCTTTTTATAGGACCACGAATCGTGTCGGTGATTAGACCTTGTTGTAAGAATGTGCCAGCAACAACGCTTTGCACTGGTTTTTGCTGATCATAAAATTTGGGATTTTGATTGATGCCTTTGTTTAACTCATTGATCTCTACTACCGGCAACTGTTTGGCATCCGTGAATAGGCCTGATGATTTGGCCGTACTTGACAACGCATATTCTTTTGTATCAACTGCGCCTATGGCTGGAATCATGCGATTAATTCCGTTCACAGGTATACAGCCCACATAGAATCCTTTGGTAGGATCTCCTCCGACAAAGAAACACAATACCTGGACTCCAATATCAGGAGGAGTAAACCACATGCCGTAACTGTTGCTGTTGCCCGGATATGTGCCTGTTCCTGCACTGGTCCCCAATGGTGCTGTTGCTCCATAAAAAGGCGGGCAATAACTTACTGTGCGCCACAAGCTAGGATCGCCAAGATTTGGTGTACCATCTTTATTGGTAGCACCAAATTGATCAATATACACTTGCAATCGACCGCTGCGAGTAGTGTCTACATTGTTGACCACGGTGCCGATATACGGACCCATTTCCGCAGGCATGCCACCACGATCAAATTTGTAGTTCTCGGGGCGACCTCGACTTCGTTGTGTATTTTCTGACATGCTTTATCCAAAAAAATCGTTTAAATCTGTTGGTGTGCTTTGTGGAGCATCCAATAGACGTGCTGTTTCATTATTTCCTGCTGCCAAGTATTCACTGGTTATTCCGCTATCACCAGAATCGTCTGTACCTGCCATGGTCTGATTACTTAGCGGGTCTACCACTGGTGGTCTTTCAATTTCTGAAATTTGTGGTATGCCTAATCTAGCACGGATAATAGGATCAGTAGGGTCAGCATTGCCTAAAGCCGATATTTGCTCAGGTGTTAATCCATAATATGGATCCACTACAGCGTTTACAGGATCGCCGGCCGCGGTTACCACGTTGTTTAATTTTGATGGTGCAGTCAACGCTCTGTTTACAATTCCTATTGCCTGACTACCACTGGTAGGCAATCCTGGAACAGCAGATGGCCTAGTTGACTGTCCACCCAATACGTTTTGAGCCAAGAAGTTTACAGCAGAATTTGTTACGGCATTCACTGCTCCGCTGACTGTGGATGGCATCCAGGCCGGCATTGCGAACCCGCCAACAGCCGCAGTCAACGCAGAACCCAATCTGCTGGAACTAAGGCCATTGATAGCTTGTTGTTGAAGAAATTGTGTAGCCGACGCAGCCGCAGCATTGTCCGCTGTGGTTTTATCTAGAAGTATACTGCCTTTGACCTCTTGAGTAAATTTACCTTTGGCAAAAGTGCTGTAAACTTCCTTGGCAATAAATGTTCTATTGATTGCTGCCGGACCGCCGGCACGACCAGTGAGTGCAGTTGCATCTGATCCAGACCCAGACGAAGAAACTGCCTGTCCAGTGACAGTTTGTAGTCCAGTGTTGAGATTGTAATCGTCAGCCGAGTTAAATGCAATACGATACAAGATTTGTCCGGCATCAAAATTTATTGTGCCGTCAGCTAAAAATGCACTGAAGTAATCAGAACTGCCTATTGGACGACCAACAAAAGCTTCACCTTGTTGTAGCCAGGCCGGATCACCCACAATGGTCATGCTACTTTCTTTAAAGTCTGCTGGATTCAATATTTGTTCTGCGGCATTGGCCACTGGTTCGTTGGTTTTACCGTCGGCTCCTTGGCTGCTTTCTGTGCTTCGCGTTTGATGACTTTTTTGAACTTGATCGTCAGCGGCCACACCACTGCTGTCAACAAATGCGGCCTTGTTGAAATTCACTCCTGACAAAGTTATATAATACAAATTATTAATTGTTTCTTCGTAGCTCAATACCGAAGTGTTTTTGCCAGTGAACCAATAGTTGTATTCTTTTTGCACACCGGTAAAAGTTGGCTTGGGAAAATATTCACTGTTGAGTTGTGCAATACGATATGGACTGATAATATATTTTATATTGTATGCAAAGTCGTTGCGCTTGGGATCGTATTTGTCAAACTGCGGTGTTGACTGGAGATTGATTTTGAACCAGGCTACGTTTTTTGCTGACGTTCCATTGCGTAATAGTTGTCCATCTGTTTCACTGTAACTGACCAGCTGTTGATCTTCAAGATAAGAACTGTTACGAATAATCTGATCAAGCAATTGCACAATCTGCATACCAGCTGTGGCACCTTGAGTACGACTGTTGGTATCTACACTTTGTTTACTACCTAGCTTTTGATCGGCCGCTGTAGAACCAACAGCATTGCTGGTTTTGCTTCGGTCCAGGCCGCCAGGTTTTTTTACCTTGGCATTTTTTAATGCTGCCGTAGCAAACTCCACCGAATAAACGTCTGGATAGGTATACGGAAAAGCGTCTCCAGGACCTGATAATTCGCGTTGATAATTGTTAAGCGCAGTTATTAGTCCCTGGCGAACTGTTCCTTTTGAAATTGCGCCAGCATTGGCCGGTGCAGGGGGATTACTTGACCCTCCATTGGCTTGGTTGGGATTGTTTGCAACATCCAACGTGCCATTTAGTAAATCATTTACGGATTGACCGCTGAGTTCAATATTGTAAGGTATAGATCCACGTTTAGAACCTACATTGATGTTGTAGTGTAAACCCACGCCTTTGATATCATATTCAACCAATTTACTGCCCACTTTAAATTTGATATCTTTGATCTGGAGTGGAAAAAACTTTTCCACAAATGCATTGGCATCTGTAGTTTTGTCGGCGCTGTTGAGATTACCCGGGGCTCCTCTAACCAAATTGCCGTTTTGATCGTAGCCATAAAATCGTATTACCATCAGATATACCACACTGGAGAAACTTTTCTTAGCAGCCACATCTGGATAAAATTGCTGTATTGCCTTGGTCAAGTTAGGAATAAGAGTTATGCCACTGGGCTCGGTTATAGTAAAGTCTATATCAAGCACATTGTGATTTGAGCCAGTTCCTTTGCCTATTATTTTAGATTGTAGTTTAACTGTTTCAATATAGTAATCATTGTTGAAATACGGTACTCGACTTCCGGTAGGAATACCTGCACTTTGCATCAATAACCAGCAACCAGATAAATTTTTTCGTCCAGTTGAAACCATGGTTGTGTAGGCTTCTTTGGTGGTAAGATAAAGAGAAACACCATAGGTGTAACTGGCATACCCATCCAACACATTTGGCAAGGGTGTTATTGGCGAATTACTAAAAATTGTATTGATTTCTTGTTGCGTTGCATTTGGCGTTCTTGCTATGCTAGAATCATCACCTGGAGCTCCTACACCTATTTGTGTATTGGCCGGTGGTGTTGCTAAGTCAGGTCCTGGTATTACACCGTTGCTAGGACGAGTTGTGTCTATGCGTCTAGGGTCGTTGGTGGCATAGGCCGCTGAGCTTGACCCTCCTCCAGTGGCCTGCGTTTGGCTCAAAGGTCTAACCGGAGCGTCAGTACCAGTATCTACTACAGTTTCTCCAACTGCTAAACTGTCTTTTACCGACACTGCATTGGTACCAGATGTGGTATCTGGCGCGGTAGCTATTCTACCATTGGGTTGAAGAACTTGTTGCGGGCTATTAGGTGATTGTGGCAACGCACCGGGTGCTGTAGCCAACTGGTCATCTCTGACCAAGTTTCCAGAGCTGGCCGGGCTATTGACTTGTGCAGCTTCAGCTACTTGTATTTGTTCATTTATTGAATCAAGTGCTGCTCGATCACTTGCTATTCGTTGTTCATACTGGGCAATAATCGACGGTGATGTTTTACGATCTTGAGCGTTGGCCAATTGCTCAGAAAAGAAATTAATTGCCGCACTTAGTCGACTACGCTCACTGTAAAGAAAAGTAAGATCGTATTGTGCCATGTTAGAATCCCAGCGTGTCGCGTAGTGTGTTTATGGTAGGAAGATAGATGGTGACGCCTGCTTTGAAATCCAACGGAGGTGCTTGTAGCGTGTTGGGGTTACGTTGATAAAATACCCACCACAGGGTTGGCGTTTGATACAAGTCAAGTGCCAACAGGTCTGGTCTATATTGATAGGTCAAGTTTATGACCATCTGCTGATCATCTGGCAGTTTAGGTATAGGTCTATTGACCATAGGGTTAAGATAAAACTGTGTGTAGCCCGTGGTAAAATAAGGACTGGTCGAATCGTATGTGTTGGCCATTACCAGAATCCTCCTTTGAGTAAGTTACCATTGGCAAATCCTCTGACACTGAATTGTTGACTAACTTGACTGCGGGTCTGCACCGGCAACAACACAAGACTTATTTCCATCTTGGTAGGAACATAGGTGGGGTTGCCGGCGGCCAAGCTGCCTTGTGGAGCAAATGGTGCTGTTACAGCTCCGGGGAAAATCTTTTGTCCTAGACTTGAAAGACGTTGAATTGTGCTGGCTATTGGATTGCCCAAGGTTGTTTGTCTGGTTCGAGCTGCCAATTGGTTACCACCGTTGCTGAGTGTGCTTTGAGCACGAATATAGTTAACGTCAGCTGGCAGGTTGTAGTTAAATTGTGACACCAAGCAAGGATGTTTGTTGAACTGAAAATCTCCCAGACCACTTAGGAATACCATTGGTGGAGGCGTTCCGCGTTGTGCGTCTTGTCCATAGAACATTTTGGTAACTGATCTAAAAAAGTGTATCACTGCCAAGAGATAGTTGGCTTCGGCACTGTCCTGTGCTGTAAATGTGCCCTTGATGTTGATGCCATCTATGTAACTGTTTTGATAAAAATAACCACGATAGTTACTATGTGTAAGATCGTAAGAAGAATAGTTGGCCTTGTAGGATGTGTCTATTGTGGGTGTGTATGGAAATATAACGCCATTGGTGTCACGCAAGGGCCACAACAACGGACCGCAATCAGGTGCGTTATACAAGTAATCAGACGAGTCAGCCAACTGCAATCTTACACGCCAGTCACCGGTGGCTGCATTGTTGTTGGCTTGGACTCGGGCTGTTTGTTGATTCTGGGCTTGTCTTAATAGTCCCTGTGCTCTGGCCGCGGCATCTGCAATGGCAGTAGTAACTGCTGTTCCGCCTGGAATTAGCGCGGCGGCAGCGGCTAGGGCCGCTTGAGTTGATATTGGAGGCAAAGCCAAATTTGGATCAGCAATTGTACCAGCCAGTGATCTAAGTGCTGCCGTTGCAGTATCGCCACCGGCAGCAATCAGTGCCGCGATACTTGGATCATTGGTTGCACCAGGTGCTGTATAGTTTACTGCGGAGCTACCGGCATTGGCACCAGGAGGTACATCACCAGCATCAACAAAAGTTTGATCTTGAGCTTTGAGTGTTGCCGCTTGTTCTGTCAGGCCGCTGGCCACAATTTGACCAGTTTTTTCGTTCTTGACATAGTAGGTGCCGTTTTCTGGATCTTGCCCAGTGACATAGCCAACATTGCCAGCTGAATTGTCAACCGAACCAGCCGAGACTGTGTCTGGCGATTTGGTAACCAGTCCTGGTGTGTCGGGTGATATGTCTTCGGGCACTTCTGCCGCACGAACCAAACTACTAGTTCCGTCTGGCAATGTTTTAAAAGTGTTGCCTTTGCTGTCAGTGGTATACTCGCCTGGCGGATATTCGTCGGTAGCTGGTGATGCAGGACTAGTGTTAGACGGTGCCGGTGGCCCTACAAAATTGGGACTGTTTGGATCTGTTACAGGGCCCGCAGCACTGAGAGATCGTGTAACGCTACCAATGGCTTGATTAGCATAAGGTTGTAAAGAAGGCGGAACTACTTGGGCCACTGCTTGTCCTACCAGTTGTGTTCCTGTCTTGACCGCAAAATCTGTTACTGTTTTACTAATGCTAGCAGGACTTGGTATAAGCGAATCAAGGCTTGGCAACTTTGCAGTCAGACTGTCTATGCCTGGAATATCTTTAAATAGTTGACCTGCAAAGCCGGCGCCGGATCCGGGTCCGCCTAGTAATTCTGGACCCAGCACACTTTCTTTGAGAGTCCCAGCAAAATCTTTAATACCGTCAAAAAATCCGCTGCCTCCAAGTGATCCGCTAACAGCATCAAGGGGTTGAGGCCCACCAAATATGTCACCAAAACTGTTGGCATTAAACCACTCAGATTCGCCAGCAAAATCAAAAACTTGTTCCTGTAATTGATCAAATCCATCGGACAAAAATTCTGCGCCATCAGACAGTACCTCTGACGCTACGTCAAAGGCTTCTGTGGCAATATCGGCAAAATCTTCTACGCCCATAGTCTATTCCTTAATACAGCTCGTCTAATACTGCTTGATCAGTTTCTGTGGTTGCGTGTATACAGTACCACACAGAATCTTCTAGTGTGATTATTTTATAGCGAGTCATTGCTTCTAACACAAAATGTGCCGGCGCTACAAATTTTATTTTTTGATCGCCATTTTCTAACACCACACTGCCATGCCCTAATATGCTTACGTGCTCGTCCGGAAAACGTTTAGTGTAAATTTGCAAGCCAGCAGGCACTCTAAACGCTTTGATATACATACCATTGCTGTGTATATGCTTTATTTGTGCTGCTTCTGCCAACGGCAGGCGCTGTGGACGTTCTACAGGAGGTGTGTCAACTGTGGCGGGTTCTTGAATTTGTTGTTCGTTTAACATTACTGTATTTAACCAAAATAATATAGGCGTAGTTTATAAAAGGTTGACAAGTGTCGTTTTTATGTTACAATAAATATATTATAGGAGACCCATCTGTGGCCACATCACTAGTTCCAAGAACCCCAGCAAAAACCAACTATCTCAACAACAGAGATATTTTAAAACAAATACACCTTAGTAAAAATACCTACTGCTCATACACAGATCCTGTAAATGATCATCAATATGATATTATTTTACCCAGTCTTGCCAAGATCAATCAACGCACAGTGGCCGAAGCCAGACGCAATCGTGCAGACCGTTTAAAGCGTGAAGGCACTATTGTTGACCCAAAAAAGATTCCAAATACCGACTTGGTATTTCGTATTACCTGCTGGGAACACATACCGATGGCACCCAAGAAAGTATCTAAAAACGCCGCAAAAAAGAAAAAAATTGAAGATATTTTTGAACTGGACATGCCCGAAGAAGATGATCCGTTGGCCGAGTTGTTGGACATTCCGGTGTTGGATGAGAAGCATGTGCGCCTAAACTTTCCGCCATTTTATCACTATAGGCTAGATGAAAACAAACAACCTTTTCAAGTGGGCAAGAGTCACTGGATCGGCGATTTTGAAACAGGCGAATTCAGCAAGGACCACGGGCAAGTCACACGCACCTTGGCTACCATGTATATGAAATTATGCGAACGTTATGCCACCCGTTCAAACTGGAGAGGATACACCTACAATGAAGAAATGCGCGGACAAGCCTTGTTACAGCTCAGTCAAATTGGACTGCAATTCGACGAGTCAAAATCGCAGAATCCTTTTGCGTATTATACTGCCGCTATCACTAATAGCTTTACTCGTATCTTGAATCTTGAAAAGAAAAATCAAAATATTCGCGACGACATGTTAGAACAAGCTGGACTCAATCCAAGTTGGACTAGACAAAATGCCGGCAAAAAAAATCAAAATTTAAGTTCAGCAGTTATCAATATTGACGTTGCCGAATACAACAACGACAATTAACCGGATTGCTTGCAGAATCCGTTTTGCTAGTGTATACTGTTAATCTATGACGAATCTATTTAAAAAAGTAGCTGTATGCACTGATATCCACTTTGGCTTGAAGTCAAATAGCTTACAACACAATCAAGATTGTTCAGATTTTATTGATTGGTTTATTGAGACTGCTCAGGCCAATGGATGCGAAACCGGAATGTTCTTGGGCGATTGGAGCCATCAACGTGCGGCAATCAACATGCAGACCTTGCAATACAGTCTGCGTAGTTTGGAAAAACTAAGTCGAGCGTTTGAGCGTTTTTACTTTATTCCCGGCAATCACGACTTGTATTATCGAGACAAACGAGACATCTACAGCACTGAATGGGCCAAACATATTCCTAACATTGTGATTGTCAACGACTTTTTCAAAGATGGTGATGTAATTATTGCTCCTTGGCTAGTCGGAGATGATCATAAAAAATTGGCCAAAATGAGTGCTAAGTATATGTTTGGACATTTTGAACTGCCACATTTCAAAATGAACGCCATGGTAGAGATGCCAGATCACGGCGAAATTCGAGTAGAAAACTTTAGTGGTATTGAAAGCGTTTACTCAGGGCATTTCCATTTACGACAGCACAAAAAGAATATCAACTATATTGGCAACTGTTTCCCACACAACTTTGCCGATGCAGGTGATGAAGCTCGCGGCATGATGATCAAAGAATGGGGTATGCCAGATCAATATTATGCTTGGCCAGGACAACCCTTGTATCGTGTGATGAAGTTAAGCGAAGCTATCGACAATGGTAAAAATGTTCTAAAACCCAATATGCATGTTCGAGTAGAGTTGGACATTGATATTAGCTACGAAGAGGCAAACTTTATCAAAGACACGTTTGTAAAGGAACACAAGTTGAGAGAAATGGCATTGATACCTAGCAAACGCACCGACATTGATATTGATCTAGCACCCGGGGAAGTTAAATTTGAAAGTGTAGATCAAATTGTAACAGATCAACTTACCAATATTGAAAGTGAATTTTACGATCCCAAGTTGTTGTTGAAAATATATCAAAATCTATAATGCGAATTTTATGTCTAGGCAACAATACAGAAGACACAGATCTTCAAACACGAGCTCTTGCTACGCAGGCTCAAATGCTCTGTCACGGATTGTTAAGCGAACTAGATCGATCTTTTTCAACAATCGATTACAGTCAGCCTGGATATTATCATTCCAGTGTTGTTGATTTGCAACCTGGCAATCTTAAAAAACTAATAAATCAATTCGATAAAGCAATCATGCTTGACCAGCCAATTGAGCAGTGGAATCATCCTCACGAGTTTTACAACACCATTGCATTTTTAAAATCAGCCACAATACCTGTTGAGTTTTTAAATCCAGAATCTGCGCAGCCTGCAGAATTTTTCAATGAATTGATCAAACATAACAAAAGTTTTTGCATTTTTCCCTTTATTGAATTGCATACAACCCACAATCATACACAATTGTGTTGCCGAAGTAGTAAACCTGTAAAAAATCTCAATGATTTAACCGACTTCAATACTGACCCTGATTATCAACGCATACGTGAATCCATGCTAAAAGGCGAAATGTTACCTGACTTTTGCAGTGATTGTTACAATCGTGAAAGCAAAGGAATTATCAGTGCCAGACAGTCCGAAACGCCTGAATGGGTATATCGATTGGGAATAAAAAATCTTGAAGATTTGAAAAACGTAAAAAAGCCTGCGTTTTACGATCTGAGACCTGGTAATAAATGCAATTTACTATGTCGTAGTTGCAACCCCGATGACAGTCATCTTATTGCCAAGGAATATAAAAAATTAAAAATTACATCGATTCATCGCAATTATAAAACTGACAAGCATCAGTCCAACGCATTTGAATTGATAGAGTTTGACAATATAAGTAAATTACTGGTTGCTGGCGGAGAACCAACCATAATGCCAGAATTTTTTAAATTCTTAGAAAAGTGTATTGCTCTCGGAAACACAGACTTTGAAATCAATGTTACTACCAATGGAACTAATCTAAGCGATCGACTTAAAAAACTAGTCAAGCAATTTAAAGATTTTAGTTGGGTGTTCAGTATTGATGGTTACAAAGAGTTAAATTACTATAGCAGGTATCCTAGCAGCTGGAACAACATTGTGGATAACTGGCATTATCATTTGAATCAAAAAAATCCAGTAACTGTCAATACTACCATAAGCATTTACAATATTGATAGTTTAGATAAATTATTCAGTTGGATGGATCAGGCATTTCCTAACACCCTAATCAGTTGCATGGCACTCACTGGGCCAATATATTTAGATCCGTTGTTATTTCCAGATCGAGACGCAGCCTTGCAATCTCTTGAAAGGGTAATGCGAACCAATTGTTATAAAAATTCAGACATACTTGCATCAACTGTTGATTCGTTATATCAACAGTTTCAAGATCGTATAGAAATCAATGAACCAGTATTGAAAGAATTTTTCAAATTTAATGATCTATTAGATTCTAATAGAAATATACATCTTCGAGATTATGTTCCAGTATTAGAAAAATATAGAGAAAAATATGTCTCCTGAACAATTAAAAATCTCTCTTGAATCCCAGTTTAAAATTTTGTGCTTAGTTGATCTAGCCGACGCAGTTCAATCAATATCGGCTGTTCATAAAATATTCAAGGAACATTTTAAAGAATCGTTTGAGCCAACTGAAAGAATAGTTTTTTATTCTGAACAAATTCCAAGCAATGAACTAATAACTTATATTCAACATGCAGCTGACTTGTTTGATATCAGTAGATGTTTTATTATGATTTGTTGTCCCGAAGAGTCAAACAATTTATTTCAATCTGCCGATAATTTTGATATAGAACATTATCCTGTTACAGTTACATCAAAATTTTTGCCAGATATAATACCTACCATTAGCGATACCATGTGTCCGTACCCGTGGATGCATTTGGCAATACTTAATTTAGGCGATGTTAGACCCTGCTGTGTTAGTCAAGACATCATTGGTTCTGTTACAGAACAATCATTGGAGAACATTTTTAAAAGTCCGCAGATGGATACGCTACGAAGCGAATTGCTGGCCGGCAAAAAACCCGCTGGATGCTCTACCTGCTGGGATCAGGAATCTCAAAATATTCCCAGTGTTAGACAATGGAAATTAAAATACACAGGAAAACAACTATATTCAGACTGGATTGATAACCCAATGATACATTCAGTCGATTATCGACCTAGCAATGTGTGTAATTTTAAGTGTAGGATATGCAAACCCAGCAACAGTTCATTGATTGCCGCCGAAGAAATTGCATTTACCGATGATATCAAAAAAATTTCCAAGTTGAAACAAATTAACATAGAAGGAAAATGGTTTGACCACGATGATCAATTTATCTCTCAGCTGTTTGAGTTGTTGCCGTTTTTAGAAAATATAGATTTTTACGGAGGAGAGCCTTTTTTATTAAAACAGCTACCATTGTTATTAAAAAAAGCCACGGAAACAAACCATGCCGAACACATTAGATTGCATTTTAATACAAACGGTTCTGTCTATCCAACTAACTTAATACCATATTTTCAAAAATTTAAATTGGTAGATCTCAGCTTCAGTATAGACGACATGCTAGAAAGATTTGAATTACAACGCGGTGGTTCTTGGGCAGAAGTTGAACACAACATAAAAATGTTTAAAAATGAATCTAGTGTTAATTTTAACATTGCCATAATGACCACTGTCAATATACAAAATATTTTATATCTTGAGGACTTGTTTGAGTGGGCTGATCAAAACAACTATGAAATTCATTTAAATGTGCTTGAAGGACCTCCACATCTAAATATTGATTACATGACTGAATCGGCAAAGAAACTAGTGGTTGAAAAATACCAAACTCATCTTCGTCCAGAATTACAAAATATCAGTCGGCGCATAATGAACAGTCCCGGAAGTAATGGTAAAAAGTTTGTTTCCTATATGCAAGAATTAGATAAACGTCGAAAACAGAGTTTCTCAGATTCTCATTATGAGATTGCAATTGCCATGGGATATAGTGTATAATAAAAACTTATGATCCATATAAAAAATCTAACTGTTAAAAACTTCATGAGTGTTGGTAACAGCACTCAGGCCATTGATTTTGATCGCAAGGATCTTACGCTGGTGTTGGGTGAGAACTTGGATCTAGGCGGCGACGGTAGTCGTAATGGCACAGGTAAAACCACAATTATCAATGCCCTGAGCTATGCCTTATATGGCACCGCACTCAGCAATATTCGCAAGGATAATTTGGTAAACAAAACCAATGGCAAGAACATGTTGGTCAGTTTAGATTTTGGTGTGGGCGGTAAGAATTACAAAATTGAACGTGGACGTAAGCCAAACGTGCTAAGGTTCTTTGTCAACAACGAAGAACAAGCTATTACTGATAATTCTCAAGGCGATTCAAGAGAAACACAGGACAATATCGAACAACTGCTGGGACTCAGTCACGACATGTTTAGACACATCCTGGCACTTAATACCTACACTGAACCGTTTTTGAGTTTAAAGGCCAATGATCAGCGTACCATTATTGAACAGTTGTTGGGTATTACACAGCTGAGTGAACGTGCTGACCGTATCAAAGAACTCAACAAACAGACTAAAGATGCTATTCAGGCAGAAGAATTCCGTATACGTGCTGAACAAGAAGCCAACAAACGTATCGAAGAACAAATTGAATCATTGAAGCGTAGACAAACATTATGGACAACTAAACATGCCGAAGATATCCAGGAACTTGAGAAAGCACTCAAGGCGTTACAGAATATTCAGATTGAAGTGGAGATCCAAGCGCACAAAGATCACAAGGAATGGGATCAACGGCGAAAGGATATCAATGAACTATCAACTCAAATCTCCCGTGTCAAAATGGATATTGGTCGGGAAGAAAAGTTGGCGTCCAAATTATCAAAAGAAATCGAGACTCTTGAAAATCACGAGTGTCATACGTGCGGACAGGCCTTCTATGACAGTAAGCACCAACAAGTTTTGGAAACAAAACAGACGGAACTGGCAACGGCTCAACAGAGTGGCGGAGAGTTTAGCACCCTCTTATCAGAGCTGGAGGCTGCCCACACCTCCTTGGGCCCGCTAGGTAAACCTCCTAAGATGTTTTATGATAAAGAGTCGGATGCTATTCAACATCAGGCCACTGTAGCAAACTTGGAACAACAAATTGCCGCAAAGTCTGTTGAAACAGATCCTTACGCAGAACAAATTGATGAAATGCAACAACAGGCTCTTAAAGAAATCACCTACGACGCACTCAATGAACTTACTAGATTACAAGAACATCAAGATTTCTTACTCAAGTTACTGACCAGTAAGGATAGTTTTATTCGTAAAAAGATCATTGAACAGAATTTAAGTTACTTGAATGCTCGACTAACACACTACTTGGATCGCGTGGGCTTGCCACACACAGTGGTGTTCCAAAACGACCTAACTGTCAGCATTGAAGAGCTGGGTCGTGAGCTTGACTTTGATAACCTAAGTAGGGGTGAGCGCAATCGTTTGATCTTAAGTATGAGCTGGGCATTCCGCGATGTGTTTGAGTCGTTATATCAGCCCATCAACTTGTTGTTTATAGATGAAATGATTGACAACGGCCTTGATACATCAGGTGTAGAAAATGCTCTAGCTTTACTAAAACAAATGAGTCGTGAACGACACAAATCAATTTGGCTAGTGAGTCATAGAGACGAGCTGGCTGGCCGAGTTGAAAACATTCTCAAGGTTGTCAAGGAAGGCGGCTTTACCAGTTACAATACGGATGTAGAGATTACATGAAAATTTTATTAACCGGAAGTAGCAGCGGTGTTGGGCAGATGCTAAATCAACAGTTATCTGTTAATCACAATGTTACTGCGCCAACCCGACAACAACTAGATCTACTAGACTCGGAACAAATAATAAATTTTGTTCATCAAAGTTATGACATGTTAATTAACTGTGCAGGCACTGGTATTGGAGGTAAAATTGATTTTGTAAATCATAATACCTCTGATATACAAGATATAATACAAACAAATTTAGTAGCTCCTGTATTACTATCGCAGGCTGTGTTTAGACACAACCTCTTGGCTAAAATAGTAAACATCACAAGCACTAATAATTTAAGATATTGGCCAAACGATCTTGCATATAGTCTTAGTAAAAAGGCAGTTGAAGAGTTTGGAAAAATGTTAATGGTCGAATACCCGAGTGTAAAATATTTAGAAGTCAGACTGGGCCTTACAAAAACAAATTTTAATCAAAATAGATTTAAAAACGAGCCCAGTAGGTATAGTGAGTTGTATCAAAACAATTATCTGACTCCGGAAAATGTCGCCAATACAATCTGTAATGTATTGTTTGACGATACTATAAAATTTATTGAGATTTCACCATGAACTGGCAACTATATCACTGGCACTTTGAAGTCAGCGGCAAATGCACCTTAAAATGTCCTAGATGTCCTCGTAACGACACTGCGCCTGTCCCGTGGATCAACAAAGAATTAACGTTAGATTTTTTTAAAAAAACTCTAACACCCGAACTGTTAAAAACACAGGTTAAACGAATAACTATGTGTGGTGATGTAGGCGATCCGATCTACGCCAGCGAATACTTAGATATTATTGAATATATCAAATCACATAATCCTAAAATTCATATCTATACCATTACCAATGGCAGTTATCGTAAACCAGACTGGTGGCAACGTTTTGCTAGAGTTAGCAACGAATATGATACTATAAATTTCAGTGTTGATGGGTATAATGACGCTAGTAATAATCAGTATCGTATTGGCAGCAACTGGGACAGCATAATGACCGGCATGCGTATCATGTGTCAAGAAAGTCCAGCATTTGTGTATTGGGCTACTATTGTGTTTGCCTTTAATCAAGATTATCTAGATCAAATTGAACAACAGGCACGTGACATTGGGTGTGATGGATTACAATTAACTTACAGCACTAAATTTGGCAGTAAATATGGCGAAGCGTACGGCGGTGCCAGTGATCCAATGGAGCCACGTTCAGAGTTTATCAGCAAGACTCACAGATATGAAAGATATTTCCGTAACATCAGCGGGCGAGAACAACTGAATCACGACTATCTTGGACACAACTTACAAAGATATCAGGCGGTTAAACAAGAACACAATACGTTTATTACACCCATGTGCAGTGTTGGCAATCGTGGATTATATGTCAGTGCTGACGGTGTGCTACATCCGTGCAGTTGGGTTAGTTTTCCATATGTATCAATGAGCACTAATCGTAAAACCATACACTTTAAAAACAGTTTTCATCAGGTATATAGACAGCAACTAAATTTAAACACTCGTAGTTTGGACGAAGTGCTAGCCGATCCAATTTGGAATTTATTGTCCAACTCGTTTGATGATCCATCTAAAGCCTGGGTAGAATGCGAACAAAAATGTAATTGTAGTGTAGTAGATAAAGAGTATGCAGTAGGGTGGTTAACAAATTAATGGATTTTATAAACAGATGATAACTACTAGTCCATGGCATGGCTGTACGAAAACACTCAAATTCAAGAACTACCCGAAGACTGCGTCGGCTTTGTTTATTTGATTACAAATAACGTAACCGGCAGGAAATATATTGGCAAAAAATTAGCAAAATTTAGTAAAACAACATACAAAGTAGTAAAATTAAAAAATGGCAACAAGAAACGCAAGAAAATCAGAAGCAAAATAGATTCAGACTGGCAACTATACTATGGCAGCAACGAACAACTCAATCGAGACATTGCAGAGCTAGGCTCAGACAACTTCACAAGAGAAATATTATTTTATTGCACATCAAAGGCCGCTTGTAGTTACATAGAAGCTAGAGAACAATTCAATCATAAAGTATTAGAGTCAGACGACTACTATAATGGGCAGATAGTTTGCCGCATACACGGTAGTCACATAAAAAATAAAATTTAAACTCAGATAGGCAGCTTTTCAGACTCTGTGGCAGGTGATATGACCTGCCCCCATCGAGGAACGGTGAGATACCCGGTCTAGAACTTTGGGCGTCAAAGGCAATTGCTAACTAAAGGCAACAAATGGTTTGGGCTCTGTGAAAAAGATACACCCCATGCTCATAGGACTTGGATTTATCGTCGGGTCACTAGGGTTCCGTTGATATGTGAAGCTAGAGTAAGGGGTACCGGTCAACCGCCTCTGCGTTGGAAACAACAATCTCTTTATGATAAATGACAGCTACACTCAGATAATGTAGAAGTCATATTCACCGTAATACGGTGAATTGTGACCGCGTAATCTAGATAATGCTAAAGAAAAACAATATTGATGAACGAAGTGAAATCAATAGATCTCTCAGAGATCTTATAAGTTGGTATCAGGCCAATCTCGAAACAAGGCATGTTGAATATCACCAGCAACAAACTGATTAAATGACTTATGTTTCACTTCGAGTTCTCCTTCAAGTGGAGCAACACGTTTAAATGCATTGTCCATTTGACCCATGTCTTGAAACTCCATGAGTATCATCCATTCCGGCATGTCAGCGATACTACGGAATCCCATTTTGCATCTGGTAATTCTGTAGCTTTCCATCTTGCCTTCACTAATCAAGTGATCAAAGAAACTTTTCATTCCGTTGACCCAGTCCAGGTCAGAGATGTCGCCTTCTTTGTTTGCCCAAATTGTGTATAAGTCTGCCATAATTTTTTCCTTGAGTTATAATCTACATACATAATTATATGAAAATACAGTTTGATCATAATTTTGGCCACCAGGAGCAGGGCGAGTTCTTTCACTTTGGTTGTGAG